ATCGGCATACTCTGCACATAGAGCAAACCCATGCTGAAGCAACCAACGAGTATTCTCTATGGTTTCATTTGCCCAGATAGTACAGGGGTGATTACGAAAGGCACCCTTCTCAGTAGCATAGGGCGTACCGTCTGCTTTGGGAAGAGTGCCGTAACCATGACCCCATTTGTCAGAGGCAACGATAGAGAGCATCTGACAGGTCTCTAGGGGCATTTTAACGATGTGCTTGTCGGGTAGAACCCGTGCTGATTTCTCAGGGCACTCGTCGGTCACAAAGATGTTCATTCTAAAGGTCGAATAAATTCTTTTATAATGATGTCAGTTGACTCCAACATCTTCTGCATGTATTCTACACCCTTTTCAGGTGTTGTGTGGTCTCCACAAGTAAAAGCGTCACAAACAGCCATTCCGTTCTCTGGCCAAGTATGAATGCTAATATGAGACTCAGCAAGCATAGCGATACCAGTAAATCCTTGTGGTTCAAACTTATGCACTGATAAGTTGAGGAGGGTTGAGTTACATTCTTTTGCTGCATTGTACAGCATTTTTCTCATGTAGTTTTCGTCCTCCATCAACTCAACATTGCAACCCTTCAATGTAAAGAGGATGTGTCTCATCAACCAAAGCTGGAATCAGGTTCCAGAGCGATATAGTAAGTGAGGTTATATTTGGTATTAGTAAACTGGGAGAGCAGTTTGGAAGAAACCACAACATCATAGGCACCAGGAATAATCTTGATGTTTTCGATCTTAAAGTTAAAAGTAAACTCTTTATCAGTTTCACCAACAACAAATTCTTCCGCGTGAGAGGTGTCGTTCTTCTTATCTCGAACAACCATCTTAACTACCCCTGCTTCACCAATTAAGGAAAGATCGGGAAGTTGCAGAACAGCAGCAGCTTTCAGAACTTGAGAAAGAGTATTGCTATCAAGTTGGAAGCAAACATCCTGAGTTGGCAATTGGATCTCTTTATCGGGGGGAGAAATAATTACATTAGGATCAGAATAGAAGTACTTACCTCGTCGATTTCCTTCCCGATAGGCAAGATAACTTTCTTCCTTAAAATCCAAACCAGGATTGCTGTAAGTACTCAAAATATTGAGAAGTTGGTTGAGATCATACAGAGCAAAATCTCGCGGAAACTCTTCACCAATTTCTGCTTCGGCAAGAATATTTTTTGCCACAGAAATAGTGCGAAGTTTATTACCCTGCTTCACAAGAATAGAGTTGTTAATGCCCGCAAAATTCTTGAGAATGGTCAGAGTGTTATCAGAGAGTTTCATGTTATTCATTGATTGTAGGTTTCACGGACGGCGTTCTTATCGTTAAAGTTCATCAGAAGAACAGCATAATGAAGGATCTTCATGATATCACGGCGGGCGCTGCCCTTTTTATCATAGCGAGAAGCATACTTGAGGATATTGCTGCGACAGAATGCCTCACCATCACCACATGCTTCAATCAAATCCAAAGTTTGGATCTTTTGATCACCAGCAGAATAATGCTGGTTGTAGGTTCCACGGATGTACTCAAGAAGTTCTTTTACAATTTCTTCTTCATTATACTTCCAAGGAATGCTAGGAGATTGTTTAATAATATCGTCCATATGAAAATTCAAAGTGTATTCATTCATTTTTAGTTCATCATAAAGTAGAGACCAGGAATTAACCATAGCAGAAAAGGAAATCATTAACAAGTGATTCTGCTTTTTCTTTTCCAAACTTGCTGGAAAGATATCCACTTACAGGATCCAGGCGTTTCATATATTTGTCGAAATCCCCGTAAGTAGATTGGGCAGAAGACCCACTAGGTTTCTTTGATTCTAGCATTTCTTTGTATGCTTGTAAATAGGCACGGAAGTCATCAAGGTAATCATTAACTTGATCCATCGTACATTTACGAACAAACACATTCTCAGAGAAGTGATTACCTGGCTCAAAGAAACGGAAAGTTCCTTCTGCCTTTGGAAGGTCTGGATGGGAGAACAAATAGTTTTCCACTGGATGCTGAAAGTCAAATACAATAATGACTTTCTTATCAAAGAAACCCATCAAGTCCATCCCGAAGCAGGGTAGATTCTCACCCGTCTTTGGATAGATGATGTTGTTATATATGCAAGACTTTCCATCCCAAATCTCAACTTCCCTGGACTTGAG